TCGATGAAGTCTTGGAAGCCGCCGTCGACACTGCTCAACCCGCTCCCGAAGCCAGGGTTCGTGCCCTCGTGGCCGTTCCCGTCGTAGGACCCGGCGCCGGTCATGACCTGCTCGTCGACGATCGAGGAGCCGATCACCACGCTGCCGACGCGGAAGCGCCCATAGACCAGTGGCTCAGGGTGGCCCTGCTCCTGCACGTTCACCACGCCGTTGAACAGGAAGCTCGCCTTGTCGTCCTCGCGCGCGTTCGGGTCGATGCTTCCGGGCGCAGGCGCCAGCATCATTGCGAGGCCCCCCAGGGCCAAGGAGACGCCGAACAGTGCGATCGTGCCGTAGGAGACGCCCAGCGCCGCAGTGGCGCTCAGAGCCCCACCAGCCCCGAACATGGCGAGACCCGGAGAGGCCGCACCCGCCGTGAAGATCGTCGCCGCGACGAGGACGATCCCGAGGATCACCTTGCCGACGCCCGACTTCTTCGATCCCGCCGGGACCGGCATCACCCAGATGTCGGTGTCCTGCGACATGCGCATGTGAATGTCGTTCTCGTCGAGCTCCAGTGGCTTGCCCGCACCGCGGCGCACGCGCACGACCTTGAGCTCCATCGGCTTGATGCGCTCGGCAAAGCCCGGCTTGTTGCAGCAGAGCGCGCGGATCGCCTCGCGCGGCGTGTTGACCACGTACTCGTGCCGGTCACCGAACTCCGCCGCCAACGCCCCGTGCAGGACGATGACGTTCTTGCCCGTCGCCCGCCGCTGGTACGGTGCGAAGCTCTCGACGTCGAAGTCGTAGACGGCGCTCACAGCATCAAGTCCTTCTTCCGGAGCCAGATGGTCTTGCGGAACCACGCCTCGGTGATCACCAGCTTCTGGGCGTAGCGCCCTGGCGGGTGGTGCCACGCCTGCCCGTTGCCGACGTAAACGCCGCCGTGGTTCCAGACCTTGGCGAGCAGTTTGAACAGGAACACGTCACCCGGCAGTAAATCCTTCGGGCTGCGTGGGTAGATGCGCGCCGCCCCGCACTTCTCGAAGTGGTCGAGGTAGAGGTTGGCCGACGGCTCGATCTTGTTCTCGACGCTGCCGAACCACAGGTCGTCGCGCGGCATCGGGATCAGCGTGTCGAAGCGGTTCTGCCAGTGCCACTTGCGGATCAGCTCGTAGCAGTCCTCGACACCGTGCCGGAACGGCCGGTCGAGGATCGGATAGTCGATCGTGTGCTCACCGAAGTCGAAGGTCTCCCAAACACCCGTCTCGGGGTTCTCAGCCACGATCACGTAGGGCTTCGCCACGTCGAGCTGGTGCTGCATGTCGCACGCCGACGGCGATAGACGCATCCGGGCAGGCTGCCCCTCCTCGCGGATCGCCGGGTGTGAGTGGACCACCGCCCGGCACTCGGGCGTGTAGACGTAGCGGACCATGTCCTGCGTGCTGAGCGCGAAGTTGTTCTCCGGGTCGTCGGCCACGTTCTCGAGCTGGACGAACTCCCCGTCCATGATCACGCCGGCGAGCTCGTTCGGCATCGCAGCCTTGGCGGCCCTCACGAGGGTCTGCCGGAGCCGGGGGAACAGGAACAGGTCTTGAGCAGCCATCAGGTCCTCAACCGGGTCATGCCGGGTTTGAAGCTCGCGGGGAGCGGCGCGTCCTCGAAGCGAGAGATGCAGCCGCTCATGTCGTGTGAGCACACGTCCTCGGCTGGGTTGAGTGTGCTTACGTTAAGCTGCGTGAACATCTCGCCGCCGACATAAGGGCAGGCCAAGGCGCTCGTGTCGTAGACGAAGTCGGGCAGGTCGACGTCCCACCGGCGGTAGCGCAACACGCACACGTTCTTGAGGCAGACCATGCCGGGGATCTTCTTGTTCTCGATCGACCGCAGCGGCCGCAGCGAGAACTCAGCGATCACCCGGTTCATGTTGAGCTTCTGCTCGATCCGGAAGTTGTCGTCGCTGTAGGTCGCCTCCACGTCTGCCAGCGGCTGGCCGTCCAGGAACTCGCGGTAGATGCGGATGCGGCGCACGCTCGCCCCAATCAGGTCCGCGTGCTGGCGCGCGAGCCCAGCCGCCCACTTCTTCGCGTTCGGGAACGTCACCTTCGGGTTGGGCGGGTCGCCGTTGGCTGACCAGTCTACGTTGGTGAGTGCGATCGGTGCGTAGTTGTAGGTGGCGCCGTCGAACACGATCTCGGTGAGGTCCTCGTAGTTCGCCGTCGTCAGGTAGTAGATCTCGTCCACCCCGATCGGGTTGAGGTCGAGGATGAACAGGTGGATCAGCTGACCCTGGTTGAGCTGCTGGCGCCGCTCGGCCAGCAAGTCTCTCGGCTCGTCCTCGTCGAAGCCCGTGACCGTGCCGACGTAGGGCTGCACGCTGATGCCCGTCGGCGTCAGCAAGTGCTCCTGCGTGAACACCGGCGAACCCACGCTCGGCTGGGCTGTGAGGCCGTTGGCCGTGACCTCGACCGTCACGGTGAGATCAGGCGCACCCACGCTCGGCTGTACGCTTGCGCCCGTCGCCGTGAGGCTGTGATCTTGCGTGATCGCAGGAGTGCCTACACTCGGCGCCGCCGCCACGCCTGTAGGCGCGAGCTGGTGGGCCTGCGTCAGCGCCGTCGTGCTGACCGAAGGCTGCACCGTCCCGCCCGTCGCGGTCAGAGAGTAGTCCACCGTCAGCGCTGGATTGCCGACGTTCGGGGCCACCGAGACGTTGCTCGGCGTCAGCTGGTGGGCCTGCGTCAGCGCTGGATTGCCCACGCTGGGCGCGGAGACGACGCTGTTAGGCGTCAGCTTGTGGTCCTGCGTGAGCGCGGGACTGCCGACCGTCACCGTCGCCGCAGCAACGCCCGTCGCCGTCAGGCTGTGGTCTTGGGTGAGCGCCGGCTGCCCAACACTCGGCGCCACGCTGACGTTGTTCGCCGTCAGGCTGGTTTCAGTCGCGGTTTCGGCGGCGAAACCGTAAGTGTACGCCACCCACTCTTCGGACGCCGACATCGTGAAGGCGCCAGGGTCCTCGCTGTCGGCGTTCACCGTCCGGTAGGACGAGTTCATCGACCCGGCTGAAAAGCCCCCGCTGCCCCCGGGGTTATCGCTGATCCCATTTGTCGAGTAGTTCGTCGGCCATGAGCTGACGGTGGCGGTGCCGTCCACGGTCGCCGCGATCAGGAACAGGCTATCTGCTGCCCCGCCAGTTGGGTTCGCGCTTGGCGGGTTTGGGCTAGTGGACGTGCCAGTGGCTACGGTGCTGCCGATGTCGGTCGCCACCCCCCGCACGACGTAGATGTGCATGGCCCAGCCGGACCTGGCCCCGATATCGAAGATCCAGTCCGCAGTCGGCGCCCCAGCAACGTTGTTGGCCGAAAACACGCACTGCCGCACGCCGGCGCCGACGGCGGTGTCGTTATCGAGCGTCAGGTAGCCCGCCGGGTACGAGTTTAGCGTTGTGGCGCTCGCCCCGAGCGTAAGCAGTACGATGACCCAATCGCCCGCCGAGATACTCGGCATCGTCGCTGTGTCGACAAGGATGCCGTACCCGCCAGGGATCAGCTCGTCGAGCAGCGCATCCCCGGTGAGCCGGACGACGGATGGGACCGTTGGGAACGTCATGGCTCAAGCCTCCTAGGCTGTGAGCCTTTAGGTCGCGTCCGCGACGCCGATGTCGAAGGCTGCGGTGGCCCAGGTGTTGCCCGAGGTGACTGACTGGGACGACGCCAGCGCGCCGGTCGCCCAGAGCAGCGTGCCGGTGACTTGGGTGAGCGCCCAGTGGCTGACCGTCGCCGTCGCAGACACGGTCCCGCCTGTGATCGCCGCGACCGCCCGCTTGCGGCCGTTCGGCGTCCGGTCAGCAGCAGACCCGATCGAGATCGTGGTCTTGTTGCCCTTCGAGTACGTCGAGGTGGCCTCGGTGTAGGTCGCCGGCTCCTGCGAGCAGATGTCCATGCGGGTTGCCAACGCGACCTGCGTGAGCAAGGCGTCGAGTGCGGTGTCGCTGATGAATGGCATTGGTGCTTACTCCTGAGCTTGCGCGAGCTGGACCGCTTGCGTGATGGCTTCGGCTTGGTCGGCGCTGTAGCCGCGGCGTCGCCATGCCGGGCCGAGCTCCATTTGGATGAAGCCCTGCGCAGCGAGCGCCGGGTCCGCGTGAGGGATCGTGTCGCCGTTCTCGTCGAGGACGGGCGTGTTCGGGCCGGTCCACTCCTCGATGCAGAGCTCGTAGATGTGCCAGACCGGCGTCGCCTGCCAGTCGAGGTACGCGAACTCCTGGCCGTACTGGATCAGTTGGCCGTTGCGGTCGATGCCGTCCGGATCGTTGATGCGGTACTTGCCGTGGAGCGGTGCGCCGAGGGTTTCGATCTGCACCTGCTCCGCCGTCTTGCCGTCCGCGCCGTTGAACAGCGCCTCGGTGGCCGTCGCAGAGCGCAGCAACGGGCCACGCTCGATGCGGGCTCGCGCGACGAAGTCCTCGCCGGCGCCCACGCCGACGTCGATCAGGTTGTCATTCACAGTCCGGGTTACGATGGTCATGGTCATGGCCCCTCCTCACGGGTCAAACACTTGCTGTAGAGTTGCGCTGACATTCCAAACGTCGGCGTTCGTGAGTTCACTGCCCCACTCGGTGGCGAGCCACTTCTTCTGAGCTGCGAAGCCTGGGGGCTGGTAGAGGAACGCCTCGACCGCCAACAGCGGCTCGAAGAAGTCGATGATGTCGTCCTTCTCCGCCTCCGAGATGTTGCTCCAGCTCAGGTTGAGCGTCGCCGCGTTGGTGTTGATCCCCATCGCGGTGCGCTCGATGTAGCCGTCGCCCATCGGCACCGTGTAGGTTTTGGGGGCGCGCTTGTCCGTGACCGGGAAGTCCGGGTTCTTCAACGGCGCGAAGGTGGTCTCGTCGGCCAAGGATCAGTTCCCAAATCGGGTGAGCCGTTGCGCGGCGCGCGCCTGCTCGATTTGGAAGTCCTGCATCTCTTTCCTTAAGACGTCCTTCACGAGCTTGCCGACTTTGCCCGCCAGGGCCGTGTCACCACTCTCGCCGCCCCCGCCGCCCTCGATCTTGATGGTGATGTTCGGGGCGAACACACTCTGTATCGACCCGCCTCCAGCCCCATCCGAGGAGATGCCCAGGTCGCCATTGCGCATGCGCTTGAGCGGAACGATCGCCTCAGGCCCCGCCTCGCCCATGACGCCGATCTTCGCGCCCTTGGCGAACTTGAACAGGGTCGGAGACGAGACGACGCTGTTAGCAAACGCCGAGCCCTTGGCGAACGCCTGGATGCCCCGCTGAGCGAAGGCGTTGCCGTGCTTGTTGGGCGTCACCTCGCCGGGCTCGCCGCCGGACGAGAAGCCGAACAACTTGAGGCTCGCCATCACCGCCTTCATCACCAGCATCTGGATGATGATCTTGGCGATCTGACTGATGATCGACCGGGCGAGGTCCGACCACTCGACCTTCTGGCCCATGAAGAAGCTGGTGAAGGCGTCGGTGAGCGTACCCATGATCGAGCCCATCGCACTCGACATCTGCGAGCCGACGTCGCCGGCCTTCTGCGCCCACTCGCGCAAGCCGTCCATCAAGCCCTGCGTCATCGTGCGCTGATCCGTGCTAGCCGCAGCACCCGCCGCAGCCCGCCGCCGGAGGGCCTCCACCACATCGTCACTGATCTTGATCGATGCGATGTCCGTCACGTTGTTCTCGGTGGCTATCCGCAGCCGCTCCTCGAGCATCAAGGTCTCGAACCCTCGCTCGCTGACGGCCAGCCCCGCGATCCGCGCACGCTCGCCCAAGGCGTAGGTCTCTTGGTTGATTGTCCGGATATGCGACTGCCTCAACGCCAGCAGCTGGTTACCCACAGCCTCCTTCACACGGACCCTCGCTGAGATCGCGGTCTTATCGTTCCAGGCGATGCCGAGCTGCATGGCGGCGTTCCATCGCATCTGCTCGCCGCGGCTCTGGCTCATTGCCTGCGTCTGCGTGTTGAGCTGGAGGATCACCCGCGCCAGCTTCGCCGCGAAGGTCTCAGCGCCGGCGCTGGCGTTGGCGTTGGTGAGGTCGGTTTCTTCCTCGCCCGCGCCACCGTCCCGCTGTTCAACCGCCAGGTCGCCCCCTGCCAGACGAGCCTGCTCAGCCGCCAGACGTGCGCCTTGCGCATCCCGAGCCCGAGCGATCCCCACCGCGTCGTCCATCAGGCCGCTGTTGTTGAGCTTCGACAGGATCGCCGCGCGGGCGCCGCTAAACTGCGCCCCGAGCTGTGCGGCGTAGTCAGTGCCGGCGATGCGCTCGAGATTGGCCTTCATCCGGGCCTCCTCAGCCGCGCCCGCCGCGTTGGTCTCCTGGAGGGCCAAGGCTGCTTGACGACGAACCTCGGCGCTGAGCGCCGCCAGGCGCGCCGAGCGCTGCTGGGTGCCACGATCCTCAGGGTCGATCGCCGCGCCCGCCCGCGCGTGATCGCGCAGCAGGTCCGCAAGGCCTTCTCGAGCCCAGCGATAGATCCCGGAGATCTTCTCCCCGAGCCAGTTCCAGATGCGCCCAAAGGCCTCGATCGCTTGGCGTGCAAAGGGCACGGAGTCGATCAGGTCGTTCACCCAGCGGCGCAGGTCTCTGCCCATGCCCCCGAGGACCGCTACGGTGATCCGGTACCAACCCTCGAAACGCGCCCCCAGGCTCATGAGCCAGCGCGCCGCGCCGTTGTACCACTCGCCCATCGTGGCGAGGTAGCGCGGCATCTCTTGCCGTTGGCGTTCAAAGAAGCCGCTGATCGACGTCTTCACCCGGTTCCACGTCGCCGTCATGATGTCGCCAAAGCTGGCCGTCTTGCCCTCCGTGGTGATCATCTGATCGCGCATGGCGCTGAAACCGAACACGATCGCGGCGAGGCCAGCGACGATCACCCCGGCCCGTCCGAAGGTCGCGAAGAACGCGCCAAGGGCGATGATCACGCCGCCGATGATCAGGGTCTTGAGAGCCTCGAACGCCGCCCGCAGCAAGTTGACCCGCCCGGTCATGGCATCCGCCTCGACCTGCACGCGCCGGAAGGCCGCGCTGCCCGCCTCAAGCCCGAGGATCGCACTCTCGTCCAAGC